ATCGGTATCTTGTCTTAACCATTGTTGTGTATCGCCAGTGTATACCACAACGTATGTTGTCCCACTCAATGGATCTTTTGTGTCACCCGATTGTACGTGTAACCACAAGTCACCTTCAACGTAATCTTCTGCAATATAGTAACCAAATTGTCCTTGAGTTGTTCCTGTTGGTGGAAAATCCTTAATTTCTTCATATCTTTCTAAAGCATTTGTTGTGTTACCACTAAACGCAAATGTTTTATGGTCAATAGTAATTGGTTTTAACAAATACTCCTCTTCACCGTCTTTCATTACATAGTTAGATGTGATACTTGATTTATCACTAATTGAAAATAGTCTTTGTAATTTCATTGATGCAATTTCCTTCCTATCCCAACCTTGTTTATCGGAAAAATTTACATTGTATAAACCAAAACCTTCACCTAATTTATCCCATAAGAAGAATGGAACTTTTTGTGAATAGTCCCCTAATCTATAATTTAAACATTGTCTAATAAATGCACCATTAGTGTCTAACTTTAAATCAATTGGTAGTGGTCCATATGTTCCTGTAGGTTTAAAATAAGATGAGAAATATGAATCTTCGGGGTCCATCAATTCACCATTATAAAGAAAATATTGTGGACTATCTAAATCGAAAGCTTCAATACCAGCCTCACAGTTAATTGACATCATTTGTGTAATGTCTCCGTCAAATACTCTGAAATTATCACCTAATCCTTGTCCTGTGAAGAAATCACTAACATCAAATTTTGCATCACTAATATCCAAACGATAGTTAATTGCGTGTTCAACAACATTTGCGGGGTCTTGATATGATGTTGTCGTTATGTCTCTAATAACTGAACACGTTGGGTCAATTCTTGGGTCTTGGCAAATTTCATATAAAAATTCATCTCTTACTCCCACATCATAAAAAGTTGTTGGGTGTAATATTTCTCTATATTTTAGAGTACCATAACTATCAGAATATTTTTGACCGATAAAATTAAATGTACTTCCGGTTGCGTTTACTGTACTACCCGTAATATTATTATATGGTGTTGACCTATAATAAAAGGCTTCATCTAATACGTTAAAGAAAACTAATTCTCTTGGGAATTTTGAACCTCTTTGATTTAAATCACGAATACTTCTATTATCCCATTTAATTTTTTTATCAAATTTAAAGAAGTATAATACTCCGTGTAACCAATTATCAATAAATGAATAATTTGTAACTCCACCACAGAAAAATACACCCACTCTTTTTCTTTTATACCATTCTTGTATTGCAGCAATGCTATTACTTGGTCCATCAACAACCGGTACAATTGTAATCACACCATCTCTAATTTCAGTTAAACCCGATTTTGTTTTTTTAATATAATTAGCCACACCATCTTCGGTATGGACTTTATTTGGTAATCTTCTTGTTGTTGTATTAAATGTTGATACCGCATATTGTCCCGAACCAAATGATACTATACTTCCAGGTCCACCAACTACCGCAGCAACAATTGTCCAACCAGCACCTGGACTATTTAATTGTTCTTTAAGATTTGATGTACCGTCGTAATACGGTTTACCCAATAAAAACCAACGGTTGTTTTTTCCCGCATAACCATTTGTTGCTCTTATCCTATTATCTATACCACCATCACCAGAATCCGCATCGGGACCACTTTTATTTCCTGTATTTGATGGTGTGTCAATTGTTCCGTAACTACCATCATTAGACCATATGTAAGAATAAACAATACTCTCATTGTAAAATTTATCATACTTCTTACATCCTTCTTCAATGTTAAATGACGTATTACTTGATGGGTCAGCGGTATCGATATCACTAGTACATTCCTCACAATCGGGATATGTTGTTAATGGTAATGTTGTTTGTCCAGCTTCAGTAATGTTATAAGCTAACCTAATAAAACGATATGCAATATCTTCAAATGGGTAATCTGCGAAGACATAATCCTTTGGTCCGATGTATCTTGCAATCGACCATAAAGTTGACCCAATTATTTCAATTAAAAAGATGTATGCAATTGTAAAAATATATTGTAAAAACAATAATATTTCACTAATGATTAAACCAAATTTAATTCTATTTCTAAATGCGAAGTTTGTTGGTATATAATTGGTACTACTTGTACAATCATCCTCAACGTTTGGTCTAATTTCTTTTATACCTAAAAACGCATCTCTTCTTGATAGTCCTAGAAAACTCTCAGCGGCCGAAACTTCATAGTGTGATCCTTGAAATGATGATGGGGCGTAAACTTTACCAAAAATAAATTTATAAAAAACATCTTCAGGTATTCCATTATTGTTTGTTCCCAACATTAAATCTAACTTATCTTTTCGATATGTTGTTGCCATAGATGAACCAGTTGTACCACTTGGCCAAGCAATCTTTAAATAATCTTCAAAAACATTAGAAAATTGATAAGTGGTTAATAACTCTTCATCGTACTCACCTAAATTATTTGAGCCGTCAGGATTTTTATTATATTCCCTAATTTGTGGTATTAAATAATTTGCAGTTCCCGTTTTTTGACCATTTGTGTCTAAACTAAATCTAAATCTTGCAACCGCAGTTGTTGGTATTCCTTTGTTAGTGTCGTTAGTTAATTCTTGTTCACCAAACTCATTTGTGTAAACATATTCTAAGTTCATTGGTAACACGACCATTGCCGTTCCGTTTTCATTGATAGTTTCGGTAATGTTATAGTATTGTAATTCGGGATATAAATTACCATCGGTACCATAAACCTTTCTTCCCGTTTGTCTTACACATTCAATTTGACCTGTGGTTGTTTGTAAATTACATTTGTAACCGGTTTTTCTTCTAATAACACCACTTCTCTTAACTGCGTCCGAATCGTCATCAGTAATTGATGATGCAAGTATTAATGATATTGGTTCAATTTTAATACCCGTTTCCGATATGTCAAAATCACTTCTTGTGATTCCAATCTCACACATTTCCTCATTACCCCAAAAAGGATAAACTTGGATTATTTTATCATATGATATGATTTGTGGAAGACCATCAATATCGGTACTCGATTTAAATTTGTAAAATCTATCAAATTCATCGGGACCTCTACCTTTTTTAATAAAATCATATGGTCTTAACGAGAAACAACCAATATCGGATAAGTCTATATCGACGTGTAAACTTTGTTCACCAATTGGTACACCCCATATCATAAAGTCACCAGATTCATTGGTTTTTACCGTGAATCTATAATAACTCTCATAAACCTCTAAAACTTCTTCTCTTGTTAATATGTCCGATTGGTCGGGAAATGTTCCAACAGGTGTGTGTCCTCCGTGTTGTTGTCTTTTTGGTAATAGGTTATAACGAATTTTATCGTCATTTCTCATTGTTGTATCCGTATATGGATACAATTTAGATATCACAGGGTCCTCAACATCCGTATCTTTTTGTTTAACGAATATGGAAACTCTTACGTTTGGTATACCAAAACCATCGTTAGCCGTGATTCTTCCACAAACAACTCCGTAATCGGAACACATTGATGTGTATATCTCTTGTTGTGAGAACTTTAAAGACAAAATTTCCAGTACATCGAAATCTTGTTTCAATTCTACCGTAATCTTTTGGTCTTTACCAATATTTGTTGAAATTCTGTGTTTTTGAATCATTCTTATAATAAATAGAAACTAAGCGATTTTCTATTATTATAACTAAAAAACATTTTAAAATGTAGGGTTAACTAAATGTTGACCCTCCCAAAGTTTTAACTCTTATCTTAATATCTTTGTTTGGATATCTTATTTGAAAAATTTGATTGGATTTCATAAAAATAACACTATCTGACTGTCTAATTTGTTTTGTTGTGTTATCAACATATGATTGAGCCGGTTCTGCGGAAGAATAACCACTACCCGTTTTACCAAAAACTCTAATATCAACTACGTTTTCAACACCCGAAACGGTACCAATAATTTTATTTAAAGCACCAACTAATAATGGGTCACCCATTTTTCTTTTTTCAATAGCAAAGAAGTTGGTTACGTCTTCAATTACGGATTTAACAATGTCAGTTTGATTGTCATTTTTATTGATTGTTAAATCAATTTCTAATCCCAAATCAATAACTTCACCCGTCACAACATCAATATAATCATTAATCATTCTATATTCTGAAAGATAAGTTAATATATTGTTTTTCAATGTGTTAGAAACTGTATCGGTTAAATTACCATTTTCGTCATATGATAATAATTTAATACGAATCTTATTATCTTCCTCCATTACATTTACCTTAGCCGGCGCACCATATGTTGATGGCATAGTTTCAATTAATGTTTTATAATCGTTTAATGTAACCGCTCTATTTTGTGCTGAGAAATTATATGAAACCATATTACGAATTTCTTCGATTGTAGGTTGGTCCGCACCACCCACCGCTGGTGTAATATTTGTTACTCTTAATGAGTTAATAGTTTGAGTATTAAAGGTTGAATTAGGACCTGTAACATTAAATTCGACATCATCTACCGTAGATATAACATTAACCCCTAAATTCGAATCTTTACCCCCACCAACACGATATTTTATAAACAACGTAGTGTTCATTTTAGGTATTGCACCTAATGACATATTATTTAAATAACTAGCAAGGTTTACTTTCATATCACCCGTCATATAGTTATCTAAATTGTCCAACGGATTTACCGTTCCTGAACCAAAAGTCACCGAAAAATAACTTTCAGGTGTGTATTCTGTAACAAATTTATTATTCACGTCCAAATATGTTCCAGATTTAAAATTAGACCTATCCGATATACCGGTAGGGTCTGGTATAAAAACTTTATCTTCAATTAAAGATTTTACCTCATACCATTTATTTGTGGTTGATGAGAATTCGGTACTTGTTGGGTTACCCGCAAATGTTGTACCGTCTTTATGTATGATACTTGTAACACCCAAAACATTTTGTTCAGGTAAATAAAGTTTTAGGAATGGTTTTTGGTCAGTTTGATTTATAACTCTTCTAAACACTTTAGTGGTACCGTTAACAACCGCTTCTCTTTTTGTGATTGTATATGATACAATTGTATTATTTGCATCAAAATTTGGTATCTTCAATCTATTAGTTTGACCTTTAATGTTGTATGGTAATGAGAAGTCAATATCTTCAATCGTTTCAAATACTTGTCCCCCACCCGAAACTTGTGCTCCGGCCTTTACTAATCCCAAATAACGTAAATCTTCTTTATCACCATTTACCGGTACATTTATTGAAAAATCACATAGAGCAACCGATGGTCTAACTCCAGGTAATCTAATACCGTATGTTTTTGCAATATGAAACAATGATTGTCTTTGTTGTGCAAAATCCAACATAGTTTCCTGCCAAACTCTATCAATATGAAAGTGTAAGTTGTCCGCAACCGCAGCATTAATATCTAATAAAACTGAATAGATTGATGCATCATTAAAATTCTTAACCAAATCAGGATAATAATCTTTAGTTAAATTAACTAATTCATTTCTTAACCCCGCAAAATCTCTTGTTGCGTATGATATCTTCTTACTCATATTATATGTTTATAATTACAAAATCGGATGTTGAAAAGGCTCCGTTATTAACCGTATATTTTATTTTAACTTTAGCTGTGTATGGTTTGGTAGAATAATCAGAAACCCTAAATAATCTTTCATCTTCCATTTGACTAATTGTCACATCTTGGTCGGGGTCTTCTTCCGCCGATACAATATCAATTGAGTCAATTTCCAAGTTTGGGATGAATTTTTTTACACCTTCTCTTATTTCTTCCTCAATTAATCCAAATGTAACCATATCATTTTGGTCAAAAATATATTCATATATTCTTGTACCAAAATCAGGTAAAAAGTACCTACTACCCTTTTTAGTTAATAAAAGGTGTATTAAATTGGCTCTTACCTCTCTTTCGGGTGTTTCCGTTAAACTAACGTAGTCTCCTTTTAAACTATCCCTAAATGGAAAATCTATACCATATGTAACCATATCAATAAATATAAACTAATATAAAATGGTAATAAATAAAAAATCCCGACCAAAGTCGGGATTAGTTTAATATCTACTTAATCATCTCAATTATTTTTATGAACCACAACCGTCACAATCAAATGGTGAATCTGTTGGTTTTTCAGATGTCATCACCAACTCAGGTGTTTGTTCACTTATTAGGTTGTTATTTGTTGGTACACCAACATTACTAACCGATGATGTTATTTCTACGGGTTTTACTGATGATGTATCCACACCCAACCCTTTTAATGCATCAACCGCGGCTCTTGTTCGTAGGTAATACATACCTGTTTTCAATCCCAATTTCCAACCAAATAGATGTGCAGCAAGTAATTTTGATTTAGTTGCATCTGCAATAAATAAATTCAATGATTGTGATTGGTCAATAAAAATACTTCTATTTGCGGCCATTTGTAAAATTCTTTTTTGAGACATTTCCCAAACGGTCTTATAAACCTCTTTTAATTGGGTAGGGATTTCAGGGATATTTTGAACTGATCCATTCTCCATTATCAATTTCTTCTTAATGTCTTCATTCCACATTCCAAGATTTAACAAGTCATTAACTAAGTGTTTGTTAATCATAATAAATTCACCACTTAATGTTCTACGAGAATATAAGTTCGTTGTGAATGGTTCAAACGCTTCGTTGTTACCTAAAATCTGTGCAGTTGACGCTGTCGGCATTGGTGCAACTAATAATGAGTTTCTAACACCATAGTTTTTAACTTCTTTTCTTAGAGTTTTCCAATCCCAACGACCAGATAAGTCTGAATCTTTTTTACCCCACATTTCAAATTGGAAGATTCCTTTTTCAATTGGTGACCCCGCAATTGTTTCATATGGACCAACTTCTTTTGATAAATCTTTTGATGACGTTAACGCCGCAAAGTAGATTGTTTCAAAAATATCTGTTTGTAATTTATCGGCCGCATCGGACTCAAATGGTAATCCTAATAAACAGAACACATCTGCTAAACCTTGAATACCTAAACCAACTGGTCTGTGTTTAAAGTTTGAACGTTTTGTTTCTTCTGTGGGATAAAAATTTAAATCAATAACATTGTTTAAGTTTCTTACTACTTGATACACAGAACCATATAATACGTCGTGTGAAAATTCACCGTTAATAATATATTTTGGTAATGCTAATGATGCTAAATTACAAACCGCTTGTTCAGTTGGTGAACTATACTCAATAATTTCAGTACATAAGTTCGATGACTTGATGGTACCTAAATTCTTTTGATTTGATTTATAATTGGCAGGGTCTTTATATAACATATAAGGTGTACCTGTTTCAATTTGTGCAGTTAAGATAGCAT